GCATCCGGGATTTTCGCCCCAGGGTCCGATAACGGGGGGTCTTATTGACAATCGGATGCCATTAGCGTTATCGGACGCGCGAACCTAACAAACACCTCGAGGTCCGTTGTTAGTAGTTGCGGATCGCGGACTCCGCTATCCGCGATAGGTCGATGGCATCTCGCCATTGTCCGACATTGTCCACATGCCATCCACAATTGAACGAATCGTTTATAGAAGGTTGGACATCGATGCGGATTCGACCGATGATTGCAGCAGGCCGGTTCACGCTGGATCGGCATCACCAACGGAAGGAATCACATGCCCCTAGTACAGACAATCGACAATGGATGGCACCTAAGCCGAGTCTTCAAGGAATGCGGTCGCGCCGATGCGTTCTCTCGTGAAGCGTTCGAAGCGTTGCACGAATATTACGACGAGCACCACGAATCCATCGAACTTGACGTGGTCGGGATTTGCTGTGACTGGTGCGAATATGACCTGGAAACGCTCGAATGCGACTTCGACGAAGTGAAGGACGCGCTGGCCGAACTTCGTGCCGACGATTCCCGCGATGCGAATGACCCGTACGACATCGAAGTGGCAATCCATGAGGCAATGTCCGACAATCACTTCGTGATCGGCGTCGGCAGCGACAGTTGGCTGGTGTCGGCATGAAAGTCACATATACCGAATCGGGAATCGAAAAAACGACCGAAAATGTTTGGGTCGAGTGGCCTGATGGATTCTGCTTTTTGGTCGTCGGCCCCTATGGCGTCATAGGTGCGGTCATTACCATGAACGAAGGCGAGCGCGGATGGCACGAAGCGTACGAAGCCGCAATCGATGAAGTTGCGTGGGATGTCTTTCCGGACGACGAAGCCGAAGCGGAGGAATGGCTCGAAGACGGCACAATCGCATATCGCGGAAGTGGCGAGCCATCGAATCCGCGCCGGTCTTCGGTTTTCGCTTGCACCGATTTCAACGTCGTACCGCATCAGGAGTACTGTCGATGACTCACAAGAGGATTACGTGGTCAACCACGAATGGCCAGTCCGGATCGATTCGTGTTCCGGCTTTTGAGGCATCCGAGTATGTCCGGAGACTCGTCGACGAGTATGGCAAGCGTACGATCCGAATCACTGTGGAGGCGGCATGAAAGACCAAACCACCTACCCCGAGGAACTCGCGAGCCGATCCGATGTCAATCGACTAGCGCGTGATTTCATCGCTGTGGCATGGATGGACGAACGCGGATCACTTCGCGAAGCGATTACGATTGCTCGTGCCGAGATGCTCGCTCATGTCCGAACATATCGCGAAGCGGCAAAAGCGAATGGAAGCGGTCCTGGTGGCGCATATTGCCGATGGAAGGTCAATCGAAACGAACGCGCGTTCCGTAGGATTCAAGCCATCGCGGAGCGCTACCGCCGTTTGACGTTCCCGCAATGACCTAACGCGTACCATCCCGAATCCCTTGCGGACCCGTTGCTCTCCAGAGCGCGGGTCCGTTTTCTTTTGGATCCCGAATGCTCCACGTTTTCCGAATTACGATCCGCCCGAGAATCGATTCTCCGGCGCTTCGCGCGCTCGAATACCCCGGGACCCGGTCCGCATGCCGGAGATCCCTAGCGGCACGCCTCCGGCTTGCCCGCGCCGCCGGTTACCAGGTCGATCGATGTCCGTTGCGTCCGATGCTCGCCGAGATTATGACCGGCGACGGTTCGGTCGTCGCATTCTCGATCGAGGCAGATCCGCATGAATCGATGTCGCGTCCGATTGTCGACGTATCGCCAGCCGAGCGCCTTCGATGATGACGATTCCGGAGTCGTCAATCCGATATAGCGCGCCCGCGCCGTTATCGGACCCGATGCTATCAACGACCTCGAGGTCTTCTATTAGGTCCGCCGATATTATCGGACCCGAACAAAACCCGAACAGATTATCGGACCAAGGCCAAAAATGGCCAGAAAGTGAGCGATTTGAATGAGTAAAGATGCAAGAATCACCGCCCTCGCGATCATGAAGTCAATGCTGGAGTCTGGGAACTATCGCGTTCCCGACGACGAGTTCCAATCCACCCTCCAGGGGTTCGTCCAGATGATTGACAGAGTCGCAGGGCCTGCCGCCGAGAATTCAGGTGGGTACTCATCTCAGAACGAGAAACCAGAGACGCCGGGGGGTACTCAACCGCACGCTCGACCATCGAATGGCAGGGGTGATGTCCACGATTTCAGAGTCATCGCTGTCGAGGACAAGGGAACCCGAATTTCTCTCCAGGTTGAAGTGGGTTCGGAAACGAAGTGGGTATCTGCTTGGGACCAGGCGAAAGTCGAGGCTAGGGGGCTTCAACCCGGAAGCCGTTTTAGGGCGAAGATGACGACGAGCAAGTGCGGAAAATTCTTCAACGTGAAGAACATCGTTCCCGACATTCCATTCTGAAAGGGCAGACATGGAACTGTTCAACCAGTCGAGGAAAACCTCGAACGAGGCTCATAATTCAGTGAAGCCTCACCTCACTGAGATGAAGTGGAAGGTGCTGTCGCTCCTCAAAACAAGGGACTCCACCGATGATGAGTTGGAGATGCTCACCGGCATGTCCCACCAGTCTCTGAGCGCGTGCCGGCGTGGTCTGGTCAAGGACGGCCTGGTCGAGGCGACCGGAGATCGCCGCCCCACCAGGTCTGGGCGTGCTGCCCAAGTTTGGAGGGCGCTGTGAGCATCGCGATAGTCGATCGGATCATTCGAGAGACGAGCCCCGTCTTCGGTCTGCCACCGTACTGGTGGCGGGCCGTCGACGGGAATTGCTCTTACGTGACCCGACTCCCGTCGAAGAAGTTGTACAGCCTCCCCGCGTACTTCACCGAGTCTACCGCTGATGAACGTGCCGATTGTTTCGCGGTGATCGTCGGTAAGGCTCAGACCACGTTCCAGGGACGGGACGACATTCTGCGAGCGACCGGAGTCGGTAGTGGCACCTACGCGGTCGCTTCGTTACGCTGGCAATCGATGAAGGATCTCCACCAGTTCTACCGCACGCTGGCGGGCGAACAGGGCAACCAAGCCAGAAAGGAATTCCTTGAACCATGGAAGAAGATGAAGACGATCGTGACCCCACCCCGGAAGAGAAAAAGGAATTCGGGGACTTCCTGAAGAAGTACGCGATCGAGCAGATCATCCTGCTCGACGTGTGTGACGAATTGGTGCCGCTGGGCATCATGACTCAGAACGAACGCGAAGCCTTGCTGGGCTTCGGGCCAAAGAAAGGTTAGACATGAATCTCAATACGACTCTCTCGCTGGAAAAAATTGCTACCGGCTTCTTCATGTTCGATTACGCGAACAAGATGTGGTGCGAGGATTACACCTGCTCCCGACTTCATGACTTTGCGAATGCCGCGAGCGACCACACTGATTGGTATCAACTCGCGGAATATATGTTCCGGGTCTGCATGGGCTACGAGTTGGGCGAAGGCGAAGATGAAGAACCCCAATTCATCAGTGTCGAAGAGTTTGAAATTTGTCTCCGGCGTACGATTAGTTGGTACGAAAACACTGGCGAAATGGAACTGGATGCAATGCTTCGGCTGCTGGAGTTCCACAAGAACTTTATTCTTGCCCGCATGGATTGGTCGGTCTGATGCCGCTGGAAGACGTGAAGAACTCACGAGGCGTCACCGAGACGCGCTTCACGTTCCCGGTGCCGGTGACCGGAACGGAAGCGGCTCGCGACGATCCCACGCCACCTGAGTCGATACTTCCAGGTATCTGCTGGCGAGGCCACACCTCGCTGCTCAGCGGTGCCCCGAAGGCAGGGAAGTCGACGCTCATTCGCGACTGGATCCGCAGAATCGGGAAGGCGCACTTTAACGAGAACTTCCATTCTCACTTCGTGCTGCCTGATCGGTTGGTGAAGGCGGCGCGCATTCTGTACTTCTCGGAGGAGAACCCGTTCGCGTGGAATGCCTTCTTCTCTGAACTTCAGGACGACGAGGTGTGCCGAGCGACCTTCAACTCGGAACGGGAACCACAGTCTGATTTTGATTGGTTCCACCTCTACGATCGCCGGCACACCGGGATCGCTCCTGTGCGTCCCGACGACCGGAAGTACTGGGTCGATTCAGTCATCGAGATCGTCAAAGCGCAGATGATCGACATGGTGGTGATCGACCCGATCACCCGGTTCCTGGCGTTGGCGAGTGAGAACGACAACATGGAAGTGCTGGGAGCGATGATGGAGATGGAGCGCATCGCCACCGAGGGGAACTGCGGCCTGCTCATGCTCCACCACACCGGCAAGGCCGGCGGTCAGGCTCGCGGAGCCAGTGCGTTCCTCCAGAACGTTGACGTGATCCTTACGCTGCGGAAGGCTCGTGATGGCGAGGAGATAAGCGAAGCGGCGAACCCGGACACTGTGCGTGTCCTGGAGGGAACCGGACGGTTCGATGAGATCGTGTCTCGCATGGGACTTTGGTACGAGGACGCGCAGTATCACGGAACCGATCACGTCGGCGCTGTTCGACCGATGAACCCGCAGGGCGATGATGCGGACGCGATCCTCCAGTGGATCAAGATGAACACTCCGATCCCGACAACGCTCGAAGCAGATCAGTTCACCGGATTCGAGAAGAACCAAATCATGGAAGGCGTCGACATGAAGGGAAGTCGATTCCAGAGAGCGATGAGAACGCTGGTCTCTAAAAACGCCGTCCGTCGAGACGGCAACACCCGAAACACGAGGTATTTCCTGGTATGAATTACGTTCGACTACAACAGATCCCGTTGCCGCCGACAGTGAACCATCGACTCATGCCGCTGTGCATGAAAGGACGCGGTCGACTGATCAAGTCACCGAAGTTCCGCAAGTGGGAGAAGGATGCGGCTGAATTCATCCACGCGGCTTGCGAGCCGATGGAAGATAAGGAACTGTTCGTGCGGATCATCATCAGGTGGCCGGACAAACGGAAGAGGGACATCGACGGTCCGGTGAAGCCCCTGCTCGATCTCATCGTCCGCGAGCGGTTCATCCTCGACGACTCACTGATCCGTGGAATCGTGGTGCAACGCCAGGACTTCGACCCCGACGAGTACGGTGACGCCGGCACTTGCGACATCACCGTCATGCCGTATGCCGATTGGAAGGTGCCGTTTTGAGAGACTACCGACCAGGATCACCCGATTGGGAAGCCGTGAATGGAGCGCGCTTCTACCCCACGTTCGACTTTCAGCCTACGGTGAAGCCATGCCAAGATTCAGAGATGTCTTCGGATCAGGAAGAGACCCCAGAGGCACCCGCCGATGGCGAGCGATCCGGGACATGATGCTGAGGAACGAGCCGAAGTGCCGATCCTGCGGCAGGCTCTCGGAGACGGTCCACCACCTGGAGCCGGTCGTCAAGCGACCAGATCTAGCAATGGACCAGAAGAACTGCTACCCTTGTTGCCGGGAGTGTCACCGACTCCTTGATGCTGGACTCTTGAAACCGAAACCCCCGCCGTTCCGCGAATGGAACGGAGCAATGTGAACCAGCGAGACGCCCGAGTCCCCTTTCGCTCGGATCCGTCCGACAACCCCGCCCTCACCGGCGGGGTTGTTGTTATGCTGCTCTCGGTTCTTGCGGCATCCTTCGGGATGAGGATCCCTTCAATCCGAATCGCCTTGCGATATGCCCCGCAGGAACAGGCCAGGGTTAGGCCCAAACCCCGCTTTCACCGGCGGGGTTTTCTATTCACTCTGGTCGGACCCCTATGCCTCGGCCTGACTTGAATCGAATCGAGCCTTGCCGGCGAGCCCCTCGACCTCACCCTCACGCTTCGCCTGGGCGACTCGCTTCCTCTGGGCAGGCGTCGGGACCAAGAAGCCTCCAGCGGCTCCCAGGAGGCCCGTGAGGACGGCAGGAGCCCCGAGGGAGCCCGCGACCCCCTCAGCCACCGACAGGGCGTTCTGGATCATCCCCTGCTGCTGGTCCGCGATCTCCTCCAAGGCCTGGCTCTGGGCTTTGGCGATCGCCGCTGCGGACCTCAATTGTCCCGGCGTGTGGAAACCGTCGTCCATTTGAGGGAAGCCCTTCACCGAGCAGGCGCTCAAGAACAGCAACGCGGTAGTCGAGGCGATCAATCGCACGGGAGACCCTTTCGAGTTTGGAGCCGACGTACACGATCGCAATAGGAACGAGCGATTGGGCGACGACCATGATGAAATCGTTCACGTCTGCATCCAGAAGGGGAGGGGGGGGTCAAGGTTCGATCGGCTCTTCCGGCGTCGGGTCGTACGCGATCGCCTTCAGCGCTTCAGCGGCCTGAATCATCCCTTGAGCCTGGGCGATCAGCAGGTCGATGTGCGCCTCGTCAAGTGCCGTACGTGGTGCGGATTCCTTGTACAGGTACGCGAGGTCGTTAAGACTCGCGCTCGTGCCGCTCAGGTTCTTAGTGATCGATGCGAATTGGTGAATGGTGTTCATGATTTCCTCACGGGGTGAATAGTTGAATCGTCAGCGTGTCGGTGTTGTTCCAACCGTATGTTCCGCCTTCTTCCATCTCCGCAACGGTCGGATTTGTCCCGTCCCAGTCGAACCGCTCGTCGCCACCGAGACCGCCAGAGTTCCACGTCGCAGTGCGAGTCGTGTTTGACGGCGTGAACGAGATGCGTATTTGAGCGTTGGACGGTACGTTCCCAGTCATCGGGCCGAACCGAATCCATCCGTCTCGAATGTAGGAACCGCCATCGTTCACCAGATAGGTTCCGCTCGCGGTGTTCGTAGAGGTCCAGGTCCCAGTATTAATCACGTTCCACCAGCGGTTATTCGATCGCCACGTCATCCCGCCCGACTGGGTGTAGGTGTCGAGTACCGTTTCGCCTGCTGCTGTTGGGAAGAACAACCATCGCGGGCTCATTGCGTGAACTCCACGGCAAACACCACGTCGGTGGCAGACGAATTCGACGAGATCACCAGCGTGATCGGGTCGTCGGCGGGCACGCTCGTGTTACCAAGCAGCGCCGTCGTGCTGCTGGTCGTGACGGAGATCACGCCCACTGTGGCGGTGTCGTTTTTCAGTGTCGCCGTGCAAGTTCCCGCACCGCTTCGAGCGTAGAACGAGGTGATGGTCCTGCCCACTACGACACCTGGATCAATCGTGTAGGTCTTGTCTGCTGCCGTCTCGATCTGCCCGGTATACGAATCGGTCAGCGCGTTTTCAAGCCCGAGAGCAGTCCGCCCAGCGGCTGCGTCTGTCGCCTTGAAGACCGCCGACCCAACAGTAGTACCACCAAGGTTGGTGATCGCCGTGTCCTTGTTTGCTAAGTCGCTCAGGTTGTTGGCGGCTTGTGCTGGCGGCACGGACGCTCCAGTACCAACAACGTGACCGAACGCATCGACCTCGATCGAGCCAGGGTAATTGGTATTGGTTCCTGTTCCAGACTTGACCTTGTGACTGATTGTGACGGCACCCGTCGACCCTGACACGTTGATTCTGTCGCCAGCCACAAGAGATGTAACACCGCCAGCAGTCCCACTTGATGCGGAAGTAAGCCTGCCCTGGGCGTCCACCGTGATGTCGGCGTTCGTGTAGGCACCCGCAGAAGTCGTCAGCACGTCGTCCAGTTTGTCGGCGGTGACCGCATCGTTCTGGATCTTTGCGGTTGTGACCGAATTGCTTTGCAGAAAACTTGACGTGATGCCGTTCACCGCCAGAGAAATGACCGGAGCCGTTCCCTGGCTGCTTGAGATCGGCGAGGTAGCAGTGACTTGAGTCACTCCTCCGCCAGCAGTTCCGTCCTCGGCAAATTCGATCAGGCCCTTGGCGTTGACGGTGATATTGGCGTTGCTGTAGGTGTCGGCAGAGACTCCGCTGTCGTCCAGCGAAATCCTTGGGGTCACGTTGTCGCCGTCCGAGGAGATCGGGGTGGTGGCAAGCACACTGGTGACTGTCCCGGTCCCCGTGCCGCCTCCGGTGGGGGCGCAGTACGTCACCTCGCTGCCCGAAACATTGACCCCGACCGTGGTGTTCCCGTTGGTCTCGACCGCCTGAGCGGACGCTGCGGCCCGCATGTTGGCCCCCACCTGGATGGTGGCGTCCCAGATCGAGTTGTTGATGGCGATGACCGAATCAATGGAGAACGTCGCGACGCCGGCAACCGTGGTTTCGGTCTCGTCAATGCCGAGTTCGTCCACCTGGAACGTGACCGACACCTGCGGATCAGGCGTCGGGCTGACCGTCACCTGCATGGTGGTGGTGCCGCTGTTCGACAACAGGATTCTGGTTGGATTGCAACTCACGATTTGCCCCCGAATGGTACTGCCTGGTTCAGTTTATCACGCCTCTTGCCACATCCGCAATCCTTTCCCGTCTTCTCGGCCACCTTGTCGACGACCCATTTCACGCCTGTCTTCTCGGTGACCTTCTCGATCATGTCCCCCAGGCCCCGCATGGGAGGGGGGGGCGATGGTTCAATTTTTCTCATCAGCAGGCTCCTGAGTCGACGGGGGTAATGCTTTCGATTGTCAATTCTGTCTCAATCGCGACCTTGGGCTTGTCGAACGCCTCGTCTTTGTTGTAGACCGCAATTACCTGTGGGTCACAAGGCAGGCAAGAATTGTTGTTTGAAGTCGCAAAGAAAACGTCATACCCAAACTGCCTACTGCCGCCAACTACCTGGTTGTTGACTGCCGTTGTGAATTGAAGGCAAGGATCAACCGTACCGAAATTAGCGTTGGTGTTATGCGGCCAGCAACCTTCGGGATACGAGCAGTCAATAATTGGAGGATATAAGTCGGTCGTTTGATAGAAGAGAGTCTGTCCGATGTTGATCTGACCGCTGTTGTCTCCGGAGATCTGAAATCCTCGGTTCACCGTTGACATCGGAAACAATTTGCCGCTTGCAATTGTGTCGCTCGTAAACGGAGCGTTTGCGAAAGAAACTGTGTTGAAGTTTTCCCAGGCTTCGACAACGCCAGTTTCTACAAAAGCCAGTTCTTCAGATGAACCAAGAGGAGGGTCGCAGACATTCTCGCCTTCCATCTTGTAGGTCTTTCGAGCCTTGGTGGTAAAGACTGGGTTTGCTGTTGGAGCAGCAAACACTTCGTCAATGTCCGCTGTCCCAGAAACGTCGCAGTCCGGCGAATCGCCTTCCAGCGGGTAAGACGTTGCAGCAAATCCGTAACTACCAAGAGTCGGATGGGTTCCGTTACTCAGCATGGAAAACGAAACATTGCCAGGCTTGACCAAGATATCGACCAGGCAATTTTCCAAACAAGCCCGACCAGAACTATTCGTGCAGCAATCTTCCTCAAAAGACCACTCTCGTGGAAGGTAAAGCCTTTTCTTCATTCCGATGATGTCTGAGGGCGGCACTGCGTTTGCCGGGCTGTCATATTCGAAAACAATGTCTGTCTTCAGCCTCGTCTCTCTGGATCCCTGACCGTCGCAATCTCCAGAGCAGGGGAAAGCCCCTGTAGCCTGCGCGTCACATTCCCAAGAGCCGCGAATGCGAGGTCCGGTTCCTCCCAGCGTTGGATTTTCCATGTAGAAGGGATCGCATGTCTGCGAAACGGTCCATTCTCCAAGGTTGTACGGGTTGGTACTGTCGGCAGACGGTGGAACCATGTACGCAGTGAATCGGGTCTCGTAAATGATTTCGAGATCTAACGGCGAGTTATGGAGGAACTGCCAGCCAGGTCTGGGTTCGCATCCGTCGAGGTCGTTACAGCACATCTCCACAAGCCATTTCATATTCCGTTCGGCTTGGATTACATGCTTCAGTGTGACAACGACTGCCACAAGATCTTCTTCGCAAGACCAGTTCTCGCCCGAGCATTCAGGTGTGCAGCAGCATTTGCGAGTCAACGTCATTACGGCGTTTCCTCGTCAGTGCAAGTTCCGTCGAACTGATTCGGATACTGGAAAACCACGAGATTGAATTCTTGTGTGTCAGGCTTTGCCGTCGATGTCCAAGCCATGACGTAGGCTCCATCAGGAACCGGCTTTAATTCAAAGGTGCCCGGAAGGCTTCCTACTGAAATCCCGTATTGGGTAGAAGTGTCGTTGCCGAGTTCCCAAATGTTCAATGCAGTTTCGGTCTCAAATCCTGGATCAGTCTGTTCGCCAACAGGGAATGCGTACTCATCTCCCCATTCCATTGCTTTCAGGGAATAGACCCATTTTCCGTGATCTTCTGGCGGGTCTTCAGGAACACCACCAGGGTAAACCCTGGTTGAAGACTCGACTTTGCACATGATGGGGCCGTACCAAATTCCCGTGAACATAGGTCAACCACCTCCTCCTTCGCCTTCGCCTGGGGTGTATGGGTAATAGCATTCTGACCCTGAAATTGCTGCGTCGGCAATTGAGTAGACCGCCATTGGCATGAGCCCTGACATCCCTGCGACTCGAAATGCCTCTTGATACGAAGTAGTCCAAAAAACTGCCAGAGCAGTCCTAATGAATCTATCTTTGGTTCCTGAGGTACTGTAAGACTGATCGGAAAGCCCACCTAATTGCCCGCCGCCAGGCGACCAGATTTGCTGATCGAAATGTCCCCATTCATCCCAAGTCAACGTGATCGATGCCTTGCTGAACTGCTCATCAATAGGAGTCACATTGATTGATTCACAGAGAAGTTCGCCTGGCCTGTAACCGAACAAGATTGAGTCGTTCCGCTTGTTCACATAGCAAGAAGCGTTCGAAACCCATTCGTCCCACGTCGTGTTTGTTTCTACTGTCGAGATGGAAGTATCACTAAGAAATCCAATATACGGGCGTCGAACAACGAATGAGATCGTATATCTGATCTGCTCAATTGCTACAGACATGGGGTTACCGTTTATGTCAATATCAAACCCGTTGACATCTTGGTAAGTTGAAACTTGTCCCCGCCAGTTTTCAGGTTTCCAAAATCCACCCGACGCATCAAGCGACCCCATCATCGGGCCAGTCGTAGTGGTGTTTGTAGTCGGAACCTTGAAGATGTCATTACCTTCTCCAGGCCCTAACCTCCACGCACTTGCCATCCTCGTAGACGTTTGAATATCGACCGAACAGTGTGGGTATTGTTCGCCGCTGTCAGTTTTCAGCATTGCGACATTGATGATGATTTCCCACAGCCCAGGATGACCGTCCGCAACCTGCTGACAAGTGAAATTCTTGACGTAGTAGTAGGCGTAATCTTTTGTTCCTGAGTTGATATCAGAAACTTCTTGGTACGTCATGTCCGCACTGTACGCCTGAAGCCACGCTGTTCGATTGCCAGTTGATGGGTCAATTTCTGCCAGTGGGCGACCCATCAAAATGTCCCAATACGTTCCATTCACATCCTCAAGAACCTGGAACGGCGTGTCCGGCGGTGCTTCGTCTTCGCCAGTACACTCTCCGCAATAGTCGACGACCAAAGTGACCGTTGCGGTGCTTGGCTGAAACAGCCCGCCAGTAGTCGTGGTGTTGGAACTTTTACGAACAGTAATTGTTGGTGTGCAGGTCATGGTCCGCCCGTGTTCCCTGTAGTTGATACTGGGCCGGTGTTTCGGCTTGGCCCTTGACCCCCCAAAAACCCAGTCACTCCAAGATCGCCCATTGCCGCGGCAAATGATCGACCGAACTCACTGGAAATTTCGTTCCAGTTCATGTTCATATCCATCGAGCCGGATTGAATGGCTGTTTCTTGTTCGTATCTCTGTTGTTTCGCTTTGTCTAAAAACCTTTGGCTTACTCTTGGGTCTTGCGCTGCCGCTAACGCTCCCATTTCTTTCTTAACTTCTTCTTCAGCAATTCTTGCTCCCATTGGCCCGGCGTATTTGTAGGCGTCAACTGCGTTTTCTGCGGATTGCGCTTGTTTCCTGGCAATGTTGAAAGCAGCAACAACTGCGGAAATTGTGATTCCGATTGCCGCAAAAGACGCCGACATCATGGCCCGACTTGACGCCCCCATGCCAGCAATAGTTTGCTGGCGTTGGGCTTGGCGATATTGCCCTCTAGCGGCGGCTTCTTTCTTTCCCATTCTGGCACGGATCTTCTCAACATTCCCAGGGTTACGAGGAACTCCCAGCGCCTTCATGTTGGTTACCTCTTGCTCGAACGAAGCACGCTGATTTAACTGACTGTTAAACCTGCCCCTTGCTCGACGCATGAAATCGCCCTTGGGCCTTCCAACCTGCTTGTCAAATTTTGTCAGTTCGGACTTTGCGGTCCCCAACGCTTTGGTAAGACCCTTGGTGTTCCCGCTGACGTTTACGAAGAGATTGCCTACGTTTGCCATTTGAATGCACCTCGTATCGCTGCCGCGATCTCTTCTTCGGTCTGCTCGCCCGCCTCACGGCGAAAGTACTCAGCCCAGTCCAACAACTCGCTGCTGCTCATCTCTGTTCGAACCTGCCGAGCCATCATGCCGATCTGGGATGCGACCCGGTGGATCAGCATGTCGATCGGCTCTAATCTTTTCCCTCGACGTTCCACCCGTTCAGCGTTGCCACCAATCCGAAGATCTCAGTGACGACCTGGGCGGGCCACTGGGCGACCTCGGCCTGCGTTCTTTCCGGCACAAGCGAAGCGGCGACCGCTGCCGACATTGCTTCGTCCAGGTTGGCAAGGACATCCGCCTCCAACTCACGGATGGTGATTTCCTCGCCTCGGACAGTGTGCTTTTCCTTCTTAGGTTCAAACATCAGTGACGCACCCGGAAGGTGACTTCGCCTTCCATGATCCCATCCAGTTCGGTCGAGAAGTTCCAAGACACGGCGTCAACATTTGCAGTCACATCGCTTCCGTTGTTGAGATAAATTCTTGCAGTGTCGCAATCCGTGCTTGGATTTAATTTAATAAGCAGGGTTCCGCTGGCGCATTCTTCTAGCGCTGCACGGAGATCCACACCAACATCAACTGCTGGATTAGTTTCGGCATCGTCTCCAGCAGCCTGGATGTCATATTTGATTGAAAGCGTCATCTCTTCAGGGCTTGCGAGCCCAGGAAGAACCTGTCGCCTGGTTGACGCCCCGGTGGTGATGTCAATCTCTGGTCGATCGCCACCGCTGTGACTGAACCCCGTGATTGCAAAGGTTGTTGTGACGGTGGAGTCTGCACCAGAAACAAAAACGCCCTGTAGTTTGTTGCCGAGAAGAAATGCCATTATGCGAAGAACTCCAAAGAGGTCGTGTGAATGTAGATGCCCTGACGCTCTCCGTCATAGGCGGGTTCGTAGTCTCGGCCCACCGAGGTCACACGCATCGGACACTCGACTGCTCTTGCTGCTACGACGATCGACTGGCCGATCAACTCGGCTTCTTCCAACGTACGAGACAGAACCATTGCGTTGTAACGCACAAGCCTGGGGCTGGTCACCGCCGGGATCGGGTTCAGGAAGTCGTCGCCCTCGAACGTGTAGATGACGGCTGGAAATCCTGCCGCGTGATTCCGAACAAACGGGGACACCGGAGCGTCAACGGCATCAACCAGAAAATCGTGCGCTGTCGCTGGAATACTCATTTCTGCGCGGTCTTTCGAAAGTTGACCAGGCCCATCTTGGTCGCAGTCGTTGCGTTCTGGAACGCTAGTTCAATGCCTTTTTCAAGCACTCGAATTGCTTCTCTTCGCTTTCGTGAAAACGCTTCCCTGCGAATCTTGTGGGCAAAGTTTTGTCGACCTGTTCGGAAATGCTTTGCGCCGTCCTCGATCAAATGGGAAAGGGTCGAAGGGTTTCCTCGCCCGTTGTTGATTCGCTTGATCATCGACCGGAACCAGAATTGTGTTTTCTGTTGCTTCTTGCGGTCGAACTTGATGCTTCCTCGCTTGGAAGCCCACTTCCTCCATTGAGGTCGAGGGCTATAAACCGGCTTACCTGCGGGAGTGAGGAAGTTTCCTAAAAGGTGAGTCTTACTGCTGCCAACTCGATAGTGGGCCGTTTTGTAGCCCTTGCGTGCTTCTGTATCAACAACATCCGCAGCCGACTGAGCCGCAAGTCTCGCGTACTTCTTGTTGAGACCGCCCTTGTCGATAAGGTTCTGAAGGTCACGCTGGATCTGCTTTTCGTCAACGCTGTATCGCATTACAGGTCCACCTCGAAAGCGTAAATCACCAGTTCATGCTCGACTTCGCGTACGTCCTCGATCCGCTCGATCGCCAGTTCCCGACCCTTGTAGGTCAGGCGGCAGCCGTAGTCGATACCCGAGTCATACCGCATCTTGATCTGGAAAAACCGGCGGCCTTCCATCTGCTGCATGCCCTGGTCGTCGAGTTTCCCCTTGATGCTCCTGACCTGGCCCCACCGGGTGATAGTGGTGTCCGTGCCGCCGATGTAGTCGGACTGACCAACGCTGCCGGCGTCAGGCGCGCTGCACGTCACGGTGATCCGATGTCGTGCGCCGCCACTATTCACATTGCACCATCCCGGAAGTTGTCCAGCAGGGATCGGTAGCCGATCGGCAACTTGGAAAGGTTGATGTTCTGTTGGACCTGTTCGCGGTTCTCGTAGAAGTTTGCGCCCAGGCCAAAGACGCACAACTTGAGATCCTGCTCGATGTCGGGCGTGTTGACCGCGTATTCCCAGCGGTAATACTTGCGGTATTCGCAGGACTTGTCGGGACGCACTGCTGCGTACCACCAGCCTGCACTGGTCATCAGATAGAACTTGGAAGTCACGTCGGTGGTCGTTTCCGCCGCAGCATCGACTTCCGTAATAGTCCCGATGTTCGTCGGCGACCCGACCTCAGCACGGAACGGCGGTCGGTAGTAGCCCGACTCCTGGGTGACCGTCCCCGACCGCATGAGACGCCCGGTCCACTTCTCAACTGCGAAGACTGCTGCATCCAACGATCGCTGCGCAGCGGGGTCGTCATCCGTGATCTCCAGGCGGATGTGATCCTTGAACTCGGAGAGTTGGAACTGGTGCGTTCCCAGATTGGAGAGCGTGTGCGCCATGAAGACCCCAGCCTCCCCGACCCCCCCTGCCCGAAGGCAGGGGAGGCGGAGAAGGAGAAAGATGACCAATCAGGATGCCCAGACCAACTGGCCCGCCGCGTAGGGGCGAAGCCATCGACCGTCCGAACGCATCCGGGTGAGGTATCGAACCTCGCCGTCGCCTGCCTGCGTGTACGGATCGAGGAGTTGAGAAAATCCGGATCTGTCGAAAATCCCGTAATCTTCGGTGTGAGCAAGAACCGCAGCAACTTGACCCGCAGTCTTTCCAGGCAGGTTGTTGCTGACCGAAACCGGGAGACCCAGAAGGGTTCCAACGTAGTTGGTTTCCGCAACCGTCGACGTAAGAAGCGGCTGATAAAGCGGTCGACCATTGTTATCAACAATGGCAGAAATTGCCGCGAAAGTCTCTTGGCCCATGATCCACTTGAGTCCGCCCCAATACTGGGCCGGAATCTTGTCGTAGCGAAGTGACGTAAGAGCCTTTGCCAATTCCGTACCTGCCACAGCATCAGCGGCAGCCTGTTCAATGGCTGCAATACTGATGTCTTCCGATGCAATGTCAGCGTGAGGAGCGTCGGCAGCAGTGGTGCTTCCGCTTGCTGCGGTGTTGTACGCAGTGGACCAAGCGGTGGGAGTAAGGAAGACCGGTTCGGGGGCAAGGTCTTCACCAACACCCGTGGCGTAGTAAGCATCCCACTGGAGCCCGTGTTCTTCGGCGTGCTGAAGAAGCATTTCCTGAACGGCGTTGCCGCGAGCGTCACGAAGGAATTCTTCAGTAACGGAAGACTTTGCCGCAGTCTTGAAGTTGCGCACCCGCACACGCTCAAAGGATCCAATCTTGCCCGCATAGGCCCCTGATTCTGCGATGAAATCGTCAGGTTCGACCGGAAGAGTAGCGTCTGAAGACATCTCAATACGAGCGTTCACACGCTGGAGTTCAACGTCATTGCTGTAGGTACGAACAGCAAAGTTCTGCCGAAGGACCGCCAGGCGAGGCAACTTCCGGATCATCTGCGCGAGCAGATCGACCGGAATGCTGGCACCCGTGACCGGAGCGCCAAGCCCGTCAACAGATTCAAACGTAGCGGCTGAACCATCCGAGCCACCACCAAGCGGGTTAACTCGAACGTCAGGGTTGCCACCGGTGATCTTGATCTCGGTTCCGTTCATTTCGAATCGGTACCGACGATCCTCGCGGGCGGCAGTACCGGCACCGGGCGTGAAACCGAAAGACGGCTTCTTCACGAGAGCAGACACCTTTTCGCGTGCCTCGGCACCACGAATCTGCGTGTCCATTTCGGCGAGGCGAGCCTCACCCTGTTCGAGAAGTTCGATCGACTCAACGTCGTCGATGCTGTCGTTGCGGAGCAGGATGTCGTTCATCTTGCCCGCGAGTTCGTCCCGCTGCTCGCGGAGACTCCGTGCGTCGTCCATTGGAGGACTCCTAAGTAAGACGGGACGTTGCGGACCCGTAGGCCCCCGCAGTCACCAAACTGAGTTCGACCAGGCGAGCCGCCCGCACCGTGCGGACGCTCGGACCTGATCGACGGTGTTGCCAAGTGTCGCCATCCTCAGCAACGATGAAACCCACTGACACGGATCCGTCGAAGTCGCCTCGCTCAAGCGCCTCGACCACGTCCTGCCGGCAATCCGGGAGGTCGCATTCAAATCCGAGTCCATTCTCTCGCTCTTCGAATCGAAGAGTCCCCGCGCCTGTTCTTGCAAGCGGTACGCCGCCAGGATTGTGCTGAATGAACATCGAAACCGAGTCGTCGATCTGCATCGCACGAGGCTCGATTTTTTCGCGGTATGCGCGCGGGCGGTCGCGAAGGATGACGGAGAGACTGCGGTACGGGACCGCGATGCCCTCAATCGTCCGAGTCGATCCCGCTCGCGTCTTCGTCAGCGCTTCCGCTGGCATCATTCGGCGTTCGATCTTCATCAGCAGCCATTTCCTGATTCTGCTCCACCGGGAGCATGTTTGGACCAATAAGAATCTCGTCACCACCTTCGATCGGGGTGTAACCCATCATCGAACGTGCTTCGTTTCGGGTCATGATGCCCGACTG